ATCAGCACCAGAAAGATCTATTGGTGCTTTCTTACCATTATCAATGGATAATGTTGTATAAATTGAGGCTGAAACTGCTGACATTTATCTACTACGGTATTGGAACGTATTCCTTTTTAATGACTGTTTTATTAATAATAACAGTGTTTTCATTATTAGTTTCACCACTATTTACTAGACTATCAATCCTATTTTTATTAATATTTTTTAAATAAGTTTTACCCTCAGCAGTCTGCAACCATTCCTTATATGCATTCATATTACCAATTTTTTTATCACCAAAATAAAAAACTCCACCACCCATCATAAATTCCCAAATATGAGGATCAAGTATTCCAAGATTTCCTCTTGCACCTATCCAAGTATTTCTTCTTTCTACAACTGGACCAGTATATAAATTATTCAATGGACCTTCATACTTATCACCTAGTAATTCTCTTTTTCTACGTTCATTAGCAATTGCATCCCCACCCGTGGCCAGTTGAATAATTGCTTGCCAATAATGTAAATCGAAAGGACCAAGAGCACCTTTAAATCCAAAACCTGTACCCACAGTATTCTTATCTGAAGTAATATCTTTAAGCGTTTTAGGTTTCATATACCAACCAGATCCCAGTTTATGAGAAAGTTTATTAATTGAGTCAATATTCAAAGTATCAAGAGCAAACTTAAGTTTATCGACTTCCTCATCTGCAGCTGCTCTATCCTTGCGTAATTTCTGACCATCTATTAATCCAAACGTCAGTACATATACAGTATTATCATACCAACTTTGTATCATTTTACCAAAATTAGACATTCCATCACCAACCTTATTAAAAAATTTTTTTATATTTTCAATATTTGATATTGCCATCCCAAATAATATTGTCATTATAAATTTTTGAGCACCACCAAGAGCCGCTAATGGACTAGAAAGTAATCCTTTTTTATTAGGTTTACTTTTAGATTCTAATTTTTTTTCCCTTACCTTTCTTTTTTGTTCATTAAAAATAGATCTATTAATTCTTTTCCTATTAAGTTTAATTTTACGTATTTTTTTATTTGAATTGATAATATTGGATCTAACATTAGATGCTGATTGAACCAATCCTCCACTAGATTTTGCCACAGTTGTTGTAGCTCTTGCACCCATAGCAAGACCTCGTGCAGTTCCTGCTACTACACCAGTAAACATCTTACCTATTCCTGCTAGTATTGGTGCTGCCATAATTTATACCGTTATTCCTAAAATAGATGGAGTTTCTGACATATATGGATTCAACTGATTCATAGAATTAATTGGATCAACATGTGTTGCTATTGGAGTATCTCCTTTAATTTCAGGTAATTTACCTTCAATTACTTCTGGTGGCATATTAATTATAGTAGTTCTTCCACCTCTACTAGAAAGTAATTGTCCTACTCTTGTTGCAGTTGCCATTGTTCCAGTGAAACCTGCTTTGAATGGAATCTCACCTGGTTCTATAGCATACATTCGACCTTTAGTTATACTACCACCAGAATGTCTTTTATCAACTTTTTCTATTTTTACTTGTCCCGAAGTATCCATCATATTCCAATCAAGTCTTTTCTTATTATCTCCTCCAATTACTCCTGTCTGTAAGAAGTCTATTCTAGATTTTATCTTATTTCTTAAAGATATATTAGCTATACTAGTATTTTTAAGTTGTTCTTCTAAAATAGCAATAAGTTTATCTCTATTCTCTTGACTTGGACCACCCATCAAATTTAAATCTCTCATGGCCTCTTTCTCATTACCACCCAATCCTTGATGGGCAACTGCCATTGCCATAGCTATACCAGCCCAGAAGAATGGACTGGTTAATATTGGACCAAGAACAGCAAACGAAGCAGCAAGTCCTGCAAGTTGCTTTGCAACACCAACTGCAAGTACGGCACCAATTCCACCTACTATCCATTTCCAATGATCAGTGATTGCTTTAAAAACAGATGTTAAACCTTCTCTGTTTTGTTTGTCCTGAAGCCATTTAAATACATTAGTCAACGCCAAACCAGCACCAATAGTGGTGAAGAATTGCATCAATTTACCAAAAATACCTCCTCCAGCACCACGTACACCTTTACCAATTCCTGTAAATCCTAAAGCATTTGATGCAGTTTTCTTTTCTAAATTCTCTTCTTTTTCCTTTCTTCTTAATTTAATTCTTTGTTTATTTAAAAATCTATTCTGTGCTTTTTCTTCGGTAATACGATTAGCAAAATCTGCTGCTAATGCATTACCAATATCACCAATAATTTCAGCAGCTTCATTTTGTTCTTGACGTAAAGACTGAACATCCGCTTTTAATGCTTCAACAATACCATAAAGTGCAGATGGTTCTGATGGTTGATCTATAGCACCTATATTAAGTGGCTTTGGACTAAATCCAGCAGACCTTGCAACACCACCAAAAGGAATTTTGGCTACAGAAGCTATAGGAGCACTAGAACGAAATACCGAACTAGATACAATCGATTTCTTTAAAGATGGTTGTTGTGTCTGTAAATTAATTAATGCCACTCTGTTGCTGTTGCTTTAGATTTTCTTCTTCAATGTATTGTTGTAATAAAGAAACATAAACTTCCCTTTCCCAAGGAATCATATTTTCAAGCTCTGTTAAAGAGTATTTATGGTGTTGCATCAACGCAAAATTAGTTTTGTAGTATGACTCCAAATTAGTATGTGCCATACCTAACTGAAAAAAGATGCTAATCCCTCCAATAGTACTTCACTTTCCACATCAGTCTTAGGATTCTTTACCTTTACTTTATGAGAAAGTTTAGGCATTGTCTCAAAGAATCTCTCAATCATTTTAAATTGTTTTGTATTCAATTGTTCAATGAATTCATCCAATTCCTGTCTTGTAGAATCAGAAGCAGACCAACTCTCTTCTTCATTATAGATTAAATCAATACATGATGTAATCATATGCATAGTAGTATCAACATCTGTTGTAGCATCTGCATCAAAATTAGATTGAATAAACTCATGAAGAGATGGATACTTTAATTTGATTGATAAATTATCATCCAATTTAATAGTATCTTTATGATCCTTATTTTTCTTTACCTTAATGGCATCAATATCAATAACCTGTTGAACAGTTGTTTCACCATCATCAGGACATGTAATATTAACTTCAACCTGTTCTCCAACTGATTTAGCTCGAACATTTAAAAATAGATATTCAATATCAAAAGTAGAAAGTTTTTCAACTTTAACACCTTTAGAAAGAATACATGAATTTAGAATCTCAATAACAGCAGAAGTGATCTGAGAAATATCTTCTGACTCTAGTGCAATTATTAAAATCTTTTCTTCTCTGACTAAAAAAGGACGATATTTAATCTTCTTATTAGTAGAAGGCAATACCAACTCATATGTTGGTGTATTAATTTTTGGTAAAGGCATAATCTTTATAGTACTTCAGTATTTTTATTTATAGGGGTAATTTGAAATTCATTCCATCATACCAATTCTTTGTAGAATATTCAGTCCATACTCCAAATTGACTATCACAGGCATATTGTCGTTGATTCTTCCTAGACACCTCCACGTATTGATCAAATTCGGGATTCTCAAAAGGTAATGTTTTGGCATAATTCCAAAAAGGAGTATCATACTTTGATCCATATTGATAATGCCACAACACAAAATGCTCTATCTCTGATATGAACTGTTTTATTTTATTATTAATGTCTTCTATACCAACAACTGGTGCATTAGGAGAAGGCCATATCCCATTACATATAAAATTATAAACAAATCTAGAAGTCTCTATGTAAGATTGAATAGCAGTTGACTCAAGAGGTTCTAAAAAGAATAATCTATTCCCATTTAAAAATATCCTATCATCAATTACTGGATTCTTTGCAACATAATTTTTAAAGTTAAGATGATTTGTTATTTCAACATCAAACATCTCTAGAAAATTCTTTTCAGCATCTTCCTTTGAAGTTATAGTGTCATTATACAAATATCCCACAGATCCATTACGTGAAGGAGAATCTGGATGTGTGGGTATTACAAATGTCCATCCATCAGGAGTTGTAACATGTCTACTCCACAAAGCCTCTGTAGTATTCCAATTTGGATTACCTAAAATTACAGCATTTAATGGATTGACTAATTCATCATAGTCAGAAAGATCATCTGGTTTTCCACGACAATCAAAAATAAAATCAGCATCAATATCTTTAGGATCTACCGTCCCTTCAGTTACTTTAAATTTTCCAGAATTTAATACTGCATCTTGCATTTCCCAAGGACAAACATGCATTGCTAAGGTATTAGGTGGAAATGGATGAAAAAACTCATCATTATTTTTTCCCCATCCTTCATAAGCAATACCAGTCTTAGGAGTGGAGTGTATTTTATTATTATACCAATCAAAATTAATACCCTCTGCCAATAGCTTGGGAGCTTCTAACAGTGTTGCTTGACCAACTCTCTCTGGTTTAATATTTGGATCATGTATCATCTCTACTTCAACATCTGAATTATTAAAATTCGTTGAATAAAGCAATGAAATAAAGCATCCAGCACTACCTGCGCCAACTATAGTAATTTTTTTCATAATAAAATCTCAATGATTATCTAAAATACAACGTAACGATCAAAGTTAAAACTTACAGTAACTCTTAATACATCTGCTTCACCATATGAAACCTGTACTGGTGTTATTGCTTTAGGAAAGGCATTTATAAATTTATATCGCAATTCACTTCTATGATTTTTCTCAAATTTAGTAATTTGTATAGTACTAACTTTATAAGTATCAGGATATTGCATTCTTCTATAGAAACCTTTATCCTGTTGCCTCATATTTCTATTTGCTCCACTACCAATAAACTCCATCCATCCTTCAAAAATTCTTAATAACGTATAATCCTGATCAACATAGAAAGTAAAATCCATATCAGTAAATAATCTAGTATGAGCATATTCCTGTGGAATTCCCATAAAATTATCTTTTACCTCTGCTGTTGCAAGATTAGAAGTTGGTAATGATGCATCACTACAAAGAATTCCTGCTTTTCTTGAAAGAAAATCTCTAATATTCCCTACACCAGAATATCGTCTCAAATATGTCTCAACCGCAGGAGTCAGTGAAGAAAATGTGACCGCATAATTATTAGTTTGAGCCAAACCCCCTATAAGGGATTTAGCCTCTGGCATTGTAATTCTCCTTGCTAATGAATCTGGCACTCTAAATATCTAATATGATTATCGTAGTTATTTATGGCTTATCGAGGAAAATATAAACCAAGGTGTCCCTACAAGTATAAAGGTGATCCAACTAAGATTATATACAGATCCCTTTGGGAACTTAAATTCATGAGATATTGCGACTCAAATATAAATATTCTTGAATGGGGAAGTGAAGAAATAGCACTACCATATCGTTCTCCTATTGACAATAAAGTACATAGGTATTTTCCAGATTTTTATATTAAAGTTAAAGAAAATGGTGGAAAAATTAAAAGATATATTATCGAGATTAAACCATTGAAACAAACTGTTAAACCTAAAAAACAGAGAAAACAAACAAGAGGTTATGTCTATGAAGTTTATGAATATGCAAGAAATCAAGCAAAATGGGAAGCAGCAAAAGAATTTTGTAAAGATCGAATGTGGGAATTTAAAGTACTAACAGAACACGAATTAGGAATCAAATGAGTCGCTTATCATCTATAGTAGAAAATTTAATTGGAACCGAAGATCCTGATGATTTAATGTTGGAATTGATGGATGCTCTCAATGATACAGTAACACCCGTACCTGATGTAGGAGAATTTTATGTTTTTGTTTATACTCCTAAAACTCCAGGTATTAGATATGATCAAAATCCTTTTGTTGCAGTGACAGATATTTTTCCTTGGGGATTTCGTGGACTTAACTTCCATTGGGGACAATCTAGGCAATATACATGGACAGAAATTGCAGGACAACTCTATAAAGTTACTAATAATGAGATAAATGACCTCGAAAAAATACCTTTTGCAAAGTTCATGCTAAATAGTTAATAATTAATACATAAGGTCGATAATGGCACATAAATGGTGGCACCTAGAGTTTTCTGATCCATTAGGAATGAGTGAAAAGGATTTAGAAGATTGGCGCAGAGAAAACGAATTAAAGAACTATCTTGACAATCCTATTGATACTGGAGCACCAGCCTTAACTGCTGCCGATTTAGCAGATATAAAAAAAGAAGAAGAGCTTGTTGCTTTGCAAATTGAGCAAGGTACAATAGACCAACAACATATTGATATATTAAATAGCGATAGACAAGGATTTACAGATCCTGCGACAGGCATAACTTATCCAGCTAAAGGTGATATACTTTCAACAAAAAATCGGCAGCTGTTAGATAAAAAAGAACCTAGAACAATAGTATCCAAAAAAACGAAAAAGAAAAGTCCACCGCCACCACCAGTATTAAGATATCCTTTT